ATGAGTATGCAATATTTTCCATCTAATACAATTTTAGAAGAAGCGGTTGTAGATGCTATTAAAGAATTAGGCGGAACAGCAACAACTGAACAGATAAATCAGAAAGTAATTGAAATATTAGATCTATCAGAAGAAATAATTCATCTGGAAGATGAAAGTGGATTAGGTACAAAATTGAATTATAGGTTACGCTGGAGTAGAACTAACTTAAAGTCACGAAAAATAATAAAAAATATAAAACGAGGTACTTGGTCTTTATATTAAGTTTCTTAGGAGGAATTATGTCAAAATATAAAATTGAAAAGGAGTATTTTAAAAATATTACTCCTCATCAAAGAGAAGAAATGCTCTCTAATTTTCAAATTGATAATAATGGAAACATTTTAATTTCATACAATCATAAAGGCTATACAGTAAATAATTTACAAATTAACTATAGAAGTGATGTAAAAGCAATTAGCATGTTTTCAGGTGCTGGTGGTTTAGATATAGGTGCTCAACTTGCGGGAGTAAAAGTGATTTCTAGCTTAGATATTTATGAAGATAGTGTTAAAACATTAAAAATGAATCCATTTTTTAAAGATACAATTCATGAAGCAGGTGATATTACAGAGTTAAGAGGAAGTCACTATAGTCAACTGCTAGAAACAGAAAAACCAGAAAAATTAATAATTATCGGAGGACCTCCTTGTCAGCCCTTTTCAAAAGCTGGGTATTGGGTTACAAATGAAAAGAGAGATTCCAGTAAAGATCCGAGAAATTTGATTGAACCATATTTTAAAATTATTGAAGAATTAAAGCCAGATGGTTTTGTTTTAGAGAATGTTGAAAGCATTATGCATCCATCTAATAAAGCTGCAGTGGAAACAATATATAGTAATATAGATAGATTGGGATATAAATTTTCGGTGTTAAAATTAAATGCTGCAGATTATGGGATTCCACAAAAGAGAAAAAGAGTATTTTTCTTGGCTAGTAAGAAAAATATTAATGCTTCTCTAATTAAAACAAATGGATCAGAAAAGGAAATACTTGCTAATCCAAATTTATTACCATACGAAAGGGTGATTGATTGGATTGGTAAATTCGACGATGTAAAATATTGTGTGGATGAGAAACTCAGTGCTGAAGGTAAATGGGAATATGAATTGACCTGCATTCCTTTTGGCAAAAATTATATTGCTCTTACAGAACGTGAAAATCATCCCAACCCAGTATTTGTTGCTGGTAAAAGATATTGGTCATCACTTTTAAAGTTAAATCCTTTTTTACCATCTTGGACTATTATCGCTAGTCAGGGACACTGGGAAGGACCATTTCATTGGAAAAATAGAAGGTTAAATATAAGGGAACTTGCTGCAATTCAGACTTTTCCTGATGATTATGTTTTTTATGGAAGCACATATTCTCAACGAAAACAAATTGGGAATGCGGTGCCACCATTACTTGCAAAGAAGGTGATTGAAGAATTATGCAAATGGATATAAAAAAGCCTACACTTATCAGCCTATTTTCAGGAGCTGGTGGACTAGATTTAGGATTTAAGAAAGCTGGGTTTAGGACAGTTTTTGCTACAGATGTTTGGGATATTGTTTGTGAAACTTTAAAAGAAAATAATATGTCAGATGAAGTTTACTGTGGAGATATTAGAAATATAGATTTTAAAGAGTTGAAAAAAAAATACGGAGATATCGATTGTCTAATTGGAGGGCCACCTTGCCCACCATATAGTCAAACTCGTCACTACTTAATTGGTAAAGCAAATGGCTTTGATGATGAACATGCAGGATTTGCTGTTCCAGAATATTTTAGAGCAGTGGAAGAATTGAAACCAAGAGTTTTTTTATTTGAAAATGTCGATGGATTTTCGTTTAAAACACATAAAGAAGAATTTGATTTTTTAAAGAAAAGTGCAAATGAGCTTGGATATAATATTTCTTATAAAGTTATAAATTGTGCAAATTATGGAGTTCCACAAACACGTAAAAGATTTTTTTGCATAGGAAGTATAATTGGAAATCCCGTTTTTGATTTTCCAGATGAAACACATGCTGATCCAAGTAAAAATACTAATAAGATCCCTTGGGTTACATGTGGTGATGTGATTTCCGAATTTGATTATATTACTGAAGAAGAAAAACTACAAAGACCAGGTGCAAAACACTATGACCTTTTAGTAGAAGTACCAGCAGGTGATAATTACTTGTATTTTACTGAGAAACGAGGTTATCCCCATCCTAAGTTTAAGTGGAAATCGAGATATTGGACATTTTTATTAAAGTTGTCACCTAGCAGACCATCTTGGACAATTCAAGCTAGTTTTTCAACCAACCAAGGTCCATTTCATTGGAGAAATAGATTCCTAAGAATTGAAGAACTTAAAAGGATTCAAACTTTCCCTGATAATTATATATTGATTGGAAACATGAAAGAACAATGGCGACAAATTGGAAATGCTGTTCCAGTTGATATGGCCTATATATTAGCAAAGAAGATAAAGGAGGGTTATTTCAATGAATAGAGATGAACGTTTTGAAATTAATTCGAGTGGTTCACTTGTTGTTGGGATACCAGTGACACTAACACCATCGGAGAAAAAAAGTAGAATAGAGCAACTATTTTCAATTAATGGATGGGAATATACTTTATTAAACGAAATTACATCTGCCCATTATTATATTGAATTAAAAAATGATAATTTGAAGATTGTAAAGAGATTTCATCTTTTTCATGGTAATGTTCGCAAGGAAGATCCTGAACGAAATAGAGAAGAGAAAAAGATACAACTTGGGACAGAAAATGATCCTAGAGATTATTTTGAAGATGCTTTAATTTTAGGGTTTTATGTATTTGAGAATAAAGAGTTATTATCTGATACAGTTATTGTTGCATGGCCAATTGAAGAAGGTAAGAATTATCCCGCAAATCCAAGCTTAAGGGTAAATATGAGAACAGATATAATGCCGGCTAAAAATGCTGGTTATTATGTAGACAGAACAACTGGCAAAAATTTGGTTGCTTTTAGGCCAGAATTTATTTATCACTACATTGAAAATTATAAAAACTTACATTATGGCATAATAGATAAAACAACTTCATCTGAAGTAGAAAAATATGAGTTGAATAATTCAATTGAAGAAAATAGAAATGATTCAGGAGAAAATATTTTACTATATGGGGTACCAGGTTCCGGAAAAAGTTGGACAATTGAACATGAATATTGCGATGATGAAGATTGTATGGAACGTCTAGTTTTCCATCCTGATTATATGTATTCTGACTTTGTTGGACAAATCTTACCAATTGTGAAGAATGATCAAGAAGGTAAGGAAAAGGTACGTTATGAGTTTACTCCAGGACCATTTACAAAAATATTAAAGAAGGCATATTTAAACCCTTCTAAATCATATTATTTGATTATAGAAGAAATTAACCGTGGAAATGCACCAGCCATTTTTGGAGAAATCTTTCAGTTACTTGATCGTCAAACAGAGGATAGTGAAGCATATAAAAAAGGCACTAGTGAGTATGGGATTACAAATGATAACATTGCGTATGAAGTATATGGGGATTCTGAAAAGAAGGTAAGAATTCCAGCAAATTTATCAATCATTGGGACGATGAATACATCTGACCAAAATGTCTTTACTCTAGATACCGCATTTCAGCGTAGATGGATTATGAGAATGATACCAAACTCATTTATAAATCATAAGTTTGCAGGAGATAAAATATTAGATACTGAAGTTAGCTGGCAACAATTCTGTGATGCAATTAATGAAGAAATATTACGTAGAAATAATGTTACATCTTCTGAAGATAAAAGGCTTGGAGCTTATTTTGTTTCTGCAGATGATTTAGATTTAAAAATAGAAACTGACAATGCAAACGAAAAAGAAAAAATTGAAGTAATACATAAGAACGCAAGATTTGCGGAAAAAGTTCTTAAGTATTTATGGGATGATGCATTTAAGTTTTCTCATGCTGATACTTTTGATACAAGAAAGTACAAGAGTTTAGAGATGGTTATTGATGCTTTTAATTCTACAAATGGTAACGATAGGTTTAAAGTTTTTCATGAAAACCTTAGAAAATTAATAATTGAAGGCGTTGATGAAAGTAATGTTGTTTCAGAGTCAGAAGAGGATTAGTAAGGAAAGGAGGGGAAACCTATGGATTTAGGATTGAACTTAAAAGTTCGATGTCATATCAATGAAAATGGTGATGGAGATAGATTTGTTGGAGTGAAAGCTGATACTAATAATGCCATGGTTTTCTTTCCTATGGGTTACCGCCTACCGGATAACGAAGAAGATATAAGAAACGACATTTTAAAATTAATTGATGTAATTTCAACTTTTAACGATTCTAAAGATAGAGTATTAGCAATGGATCAATTTGAGGCTCCACAATCGGTAAATTTTCCTGTTAATGCCTATATGAACATTATTAGATATTTTTTAGAACAGGGAGACTATTATAAGGAAAAAGAACAAATTAGGAAAACGGCCGACAAAGGAAAAATAGATTTTCCAGCTTCATTAAAAAGGAATGTGAAGTTCTTTCAAGAAGACGGTTCTCCTTTCTTTGATAAGTATACGGTCAGGGGATCCAAGCCAAATGAAAAAAAATTAATAACTCAGATTCATAAATATTGTGTTTTTGAGGCATTTTCAACTTTAGGATGGCTATTCACCCCACATCTTCCAAGTGATCCACATATTACATTGGAATCAGAACGGTTTCTATATACTATTAAACAAAAACTAAAAGACACATATAATGACAAAGATAAATTGTTGTTTCAAGCTATGGTTCAAATGTTGGAATATTTGGATAGTGAAAACCAAGATAAGCAGTATTACTTTGGAACTGATAGGTTTGAATATGTGTGGGAGAAATTGATTGATGAGATATTTGGAGTTCGTGGAAAAGAAGAATTTTTCCCTCGAACAAAATGGAAAATGAAGTTCAAAGGTGAAAAGGATAATCACGTATTAGAGCCAGATAGTATTATGCTTTGTAATAATAAAATATATGTTTTAGACGCAAAGTATTATAGATATGGTGTTACTGGAAAGATGAATCATCTTCCTGAATCTTCATCAATTAATAAACAAATTACTTATGGTGAATATATAGACAATTGCAAATCTTTAAAGGATAAGTACGGTGAATTACCGATATATAATGCATTTTTAATGCCGTTTAATAAAAAGGATAATCCGTTTAATATTACTGACAATTACTTTATAAATGTTGGCGAAGCAACTAGTGAATGGAAGCACAATGATAAACCTTACGAAAGGGTACAAGGTGTGGTTGTTGATATTCGATTTATAATGAATAACTATAATGGTTCACATAAGAGTAAAATCTTAAAATTGGCAAAAGTGATTGATGATGAATTAGAAAAAAATAATGGTGAGTTACCAGTCTCTAGTTAAATTAAAAACCAAGGCGAGTAGAAAAACTACTAACCTTGGTTATTTTTTTTCCTAGAACGATGGTCTCGCTGATTACTTGCATTCCTGCAATTTGAGCAGCAGTATTTTTTTTTACTGTTTGAAGTTTTTACTAAAAAGAAATTATTACAGGAGGGATTTGCACATTTTCTGTATATTTCTGAATTTGGTCTCATATAGAATAATGAAAAGTATAAGGCCGTTAGTAGATTAGGTGACTTCCAAGTTGGCTGCAATGTTGCAGAGTTATAAATAGCTTTAATTTTAGAAACATTATAATTGATTTCTTGAGCTAGTATTATCTTTGAAACTATTAATAATGCTGTTTTTAGTTTTTCATTCAGATTTAAACTAGAGGATTTATAAAATTCTAACCCATTCTCAAAAGAAATATTTTTAATAACGCCATTTTCATGCATCAAGTGGAAAAGAAATTCAATAATTAATCTATCGGTCTTAATGCAAGTATGACAATCTTTATAAGCAATAGTTAGTTGCCTATAAAATGGATCATTAATTCCAGGATATGAGAACATGAAGTTCTCATTAGTTGAAATATCTTCATACTCATCTACTCGTAGGTTATAGTTCCCGTTATGTATCATGTCTGCAACTGAATAATAATCTTCGCTGTTTATAGTAATAGTTGCATCATTATTACTAGGAATAGCGGAATTTATGACATTAAGTATATTAGATTTATAACTAATGTACTTTTGTTTATCCGTTATTGGCATTTCAATTGGATGTCCTAATATTAGATATAGTGTATAGTGTAATGTCTTATCATAATCTATGGTTTTATTTTCTAGGCTATTCATTAATAGCATTGTTGCTCTAATACGATAGGTTAATTCAATTAAACTATTGAAATCTATTGCGGTTTCTTGATTTGCAGGTAGCTTAAAAAAATAGCCATACTCCTGTAGGAATTGTAATAAAGCTTTAGCATTATTTGATGGTAAAGAAACGAATTTACCGAATATATTTTTTTCTTGTATTGAACCATATTCTGTAGTAAGACAAAGACCGTTTCTTCCACTAAAAGAATAATATAATTTTTCCTCGGTATTTGGAGTTGCAATTAAGATGTTTTTTGAAGTAATTTTTGAATTATCATTTACTTTTAGTTCAAATATGCATTTTTGGTTGGTAAAGGAAAAATAATCCGTACCTAAATTATAAAAATTTTCTAAATCTAACAAGAAATTCACCCCCTAAACTGGACTCTTATTTAAATAAGAGCCTTTTTTTGTGCTCAAATGTAAGTTTATAATAAGCGATAAATATATTTTAACACTTATTTAATATAGATGCAACGAGCAAAAACTTATGTGTATTGTCAAAAGTAAGTGATTATATGAGAAATTTACTTACTTTTTCAAAGTGATTAAAATATAAATATAAAACAAAATAGAAAGCGAGGTGAAATAGATGGCTAAGAATTAAAAACAGACATCGAAGACAGTAGCTTCTAAAGCGAGCAAAGTTCTTGAGATGGTCGTTACAGCAAGACATCAAAGTCTATAGCTGGTAGTGCATTAGTACAGACAAAAAAGAGTGGAAGGTAAGCTCTAAAAATAACCTTATATAACAAAGTAGTGACTGATTTGAATAATCGGCCTACATAAACAAAATATCACAGAGCCTGATTAGCTATAGGGCAATGGGATACATCATAAAGCACTCACAGATTTACCTGTGAGGTGCTATGTGAAGTACCTCTATTTTCCTATGGCTAAATTTGGAACTAAGAGTCGGTACTTCATATAGTATCGGCTCTTTTTGTATCCCTTCGTCCTACTGCAATCGGCAGAAAGGAAAGGGATTTTTATGAAAATTCATAAAACAAGACAAGATGAACGTGGAGTATACCAATACTCATTTCAGATAAGAACAGAAGATGGTGGGTACGCAACAAGAAAGGTAGTACTTAAACCAGGAGAAAATGGTGTAACGGAGCTGGATATTAAAATGCTACATTCGATGGATGATAGCGAGGTTTACTACAATCTAAAGAATATCAGACCAGAAAGAACAAAGGAAGAAAAAGCTGAGATAGAAGTATGGAAACAAAAATTTGTCGGCGACTTCAAAGAAAGACATGGATATGAACCGAACAAGTACATCATAGAAGATGCAGTTAACGATGCTTTTCCAAGAAACTATAACTTATCTCTAGATTTTGATGCTGATGGAGACATTGACCCAGATAAAAGATTGATTGCACCTATCTCAGATAAAGAATCGGTTGAAATGTTTGAATGGTCTGAGCGTATGGAAGAGGTGCTTTCCTTATTAACTGATAAGCAAAGATTAGTGATTAATCTCATGTTTGTAGAAGGATATACGCAGTCAGAGATTGCAGATTTAATGAATATTTCATCTGCTGCAGTCAAGAAACATTTAGACAAAGCAAAAAAGATAATCAAAAATAATTTCTAAAAAAATTTGGACGGGGTTAAAAACTCGTCCTTTTTCTTTGCCTGTGATGTGTAAGGGAGAAAGCCTTACAGAAAGGAGCAAGCCTATGAAGCATAAAGTAGTTATCAATGTAACAGATGACAAGGGCGATAAGACGAAAGTTTTACGTGGAGCACAGATGTGGCTACCAAGAAGGCTAATCAAATGGCTGTTTGGTGAGTACACACAAGTATATCTATTAGAGCCAGGTAAAACTGTTGAATCAGTCGATGTCAAAGAGATTATGAAAGGAGAATCCCTATGAAAAAAGAATTTGTAGAACTGGTAGTTAAGGATTTAGAGATGCTGATATCTCATCTTAAAGAGCTATTGGTAGATGAAGAAGATGGAAAAGTAGAAAAGCCAAGGGCTGAGCCTAGTAAAAAGATTGGCCTAGAAGATGTAAGAGCAGTGCTTGCAAAACTTAGTCAACATGGTAAGACTACCGAGGTTAAAGAGTTAATTATCAAATATGGTGCAACGAAGCTATCTGATGTTGATGAAGGAAAGTATAAAGACTTATTAAAGGATGCGGAGGAAATCGAAATTGACTAAGCAGAAGGTGAATTGCACCACAGGTGCAAGAGAGGCTGGCCTGGGCCATGCAGTTTTATCTCCATCCAGTTCTCATAGGTGGCTAAACTGTACACCAAGTGCAGTGCTTGAACTTGAGTTTGAAAATACCAGTTCATCGGCAGCAGAAGAAGGTACAGCAGCTCATGTATTTTGCGAACATAAGCTAAAAAAGGCACTTTATATGAGAAGTAAAAGGCCAGTATCGGATTATGACTCTGATGAAATGCAAGAATGCACAGATGCCTATGTGGACTATGTGATGGAGCAATTAGAAATCGCAAAACAAGTGTGTAAGGATCCAATTATTCTTATCGAGCAGAAGGTGGATTTTTCAGAGTATGTTCCAGATGGTTTTGGAACAGCAGACTGTCTTATCGTGTCAGATGAAACACTTCATATCATTGATTTTAAATACGGATTAGGTGTTTTAGTTGATGCATATGAAAACCCACAGATGAAGTGTTATGCCCTTGGAGCATTGGCAATATATGAAAGCCTCTTTGACATCAAGGAAATCAGCATGACAATTTTTCAACCTCGTAGAGAGAATGTATCGACTTATACTATATCTACAAGTGAACTGAAAAAATGGGCTGAAGAAGTCTTAAAGCCAAAAGCAGAAATGGCCATTAAAGGCGAAGGTGAATACTGCTCCGGTGAGTGGTGTAAGTTCTGCAGAGCTTCTGTTAGATGTAGGGCAAGAGCAGAAGATAAGCTAAAACTTGCCAAGGAAGAATTTAAACTGCCACCACTACTTACGGATGAGGAAATCGAAGAGATTTTATCGATTATTCCTGACTTAACCAAGTGGGCAAATGAGATTATGAACTATGCAACAGAATCTGCAGTAAATCATGGTAAAAAGTGGACTGGCTTTAAAATAGTAGAGGGCAGGTCAGTTCGTAAGTATAAGGACGAAAACGCAGTAATCCGAAAGGCAAAAGAACATGGATATACCGATATCTTTAAGTCTAGCCTCATTACGCTAACAGAAATGCAAAAGTTAATGGGCAAGGCAAAATTTGAGGAAGTACTAGGTGACCTCATTATAAAACCATCTGGCAAACCAACGCTCGTACCAGAATCGGATAAGCGTAAAGCAATGAATATTTCAAATATTAATGATGAATTTATGGAGGAAAAATAAGATGACAAATAACAAGACTAAGGTGATTACAGGTAAGGACTCAAGACTTTCATATTTTAATGGTTGGGAGCCTAAATCTATTAACGGAGGACCGGAGAAGTACAGCGTATCGGTTTTAATTCCAAAGGATGATGTTAAGACAATTAAGGCAATTGAAGAAGCAATCGATGCAGCAATAGAAGAAGGCGTCGGTAAATTTGGTGGCAAGAAACCAAACAAGGCAGCTATTAAACTTCCTCTTCGTGATGGCGATATTGAGCGTGATGATGAGGCGTATAAAGGTCATTACTTTATCAATGCCAATAGTACCTCAGCCCCACAAATCGTAGATAAGAGAGTAGTGCCAATTCTAGACCGTAGTGAAGTCTATTCCGGTTGCTATGCTAGAGTATCACTTAACTTTTATGCTTTTAATTCTAATGGAAATAAGGGCGTAGCTTGTGGACTTGGGAATATCCAAAAGATTCGTGATGGTGAGCCACTAGGTGGAAAAGTAAACGCAGCAGATGAGTTCACAAGTCTTGAAGATGATGATTTCTTGGCATAGGAGGTAAGTTATGACACAGATGCAAAATTTTATGTTAGAGGTTTGCTTTGGAGCAACACTTGGACTAATTATAGGATCATGGGGATTCATAATTAAATGCTGGTTAGATGATAGAAAAAAGAAAAAGCTGGAGGGCAAAAAATGAATTTAATTGATGTATTTCTATCAATCTTTATTGGTACACTGCTATTTGATTTTGTGGCTAAAAAGGTAGTGAGCCTATATATGGATATAAAAGAGCAACTGCGAAAGAAGTAAGACAAAGGGTGGTGGATTCGTCTACCACCCATATTTCTTAATGGAGGTGAATTAAGATGAAAAACATCAGTGTCGATATTGAAAGCTATAGCAGTGTGAGCTTGCAAAAAGCAGGTGTATATAAGTATGCAGAGTCTAATGATTTTGAAATTCTTTTGTTTGGCTACAGCATAGATGGTGGAGAGGTGCAAGTAGTTGATCTTGCAAAAGGAGAAGAAATACCGAGGGATATCCTTGATGCCTTAACAGATGAGGAAGTGACCAAGTGGGCATTCAATGCTCAGTTTGAGAGAGTATGCCTATCAAGATATCTAGTTGATAAAGGAATAAGTCTTAATCCGTTTTTAGACAATCATCCATTAGGCACAACAAAAGCTAGATTTTTAAGTCCTACTTCATGGAAGTGTACCATGATTTGGTCTGCGACTTTAGGACTTCCAATGTCACTTGAAGGAGTGGGAGCTGTTTTGGGCTTAGACAAGCAAAAGTTAAGTGAGGGAAAGAGCCTCATTAAATACTTCTGCCTTCCATGTAATCCGACAAAGGTAAACGGTGGAAGAACAAGGAATCAGTATTTTCATGACGAAGTCAAATGGAGTCAGTTTAAGGAATATAACAAAAGGGATGTTGAAGTTGAAATGGCTATACAGGAAAGGCTTAGTAAATTTAAGGTTTCTGAGGATATATGGGATGAGTTTTATTTAGACCAAGAGATTAACGATAGAGGAATTGCCGTAGATCCAGTGCTAGTGGAATCTGCCATAAGACTAGACTCCGATGTAAAGGAAAATCTGATGAAAAAACTGTCTGATATTACAGGCTTAGAAAATCCAAATTCAGTCTTACAGATGAGACAGTGGTTATCTGAAAATGGCTTAGAGATGGAGTCATTAGGTAAAAAAGAAGTGGCAAGAGAGTTAAAGACTGCATCAAAGGAGCTTGCAGAAGTCCTGCTTTTAAGGCAACAACTATCGAAGTCCTCGGTTAAGAAGTATACTGCCATGAAAAATGCTGCGTGCATAGATAACAGAGAGCGAGGAATGTTTCGATTCTACGGGGCAAACCGCACCGGAAGATTTGCTGGAAGGCTTGTACAACTTCAAAACTTGCCACAAAACCATTTGCCTGATTTAGCTGAAGCAAGAGAACTTGTAATCGGGAGAAATAAAGATGCTCTTGAACTTTTATACGAAGATATTCCAGATACCTTATCCCAGCTTATTAGAACTGCATTTGTACCACAGAGCAATAACAAATTCATCGTAGCTGACTTCTCAGCCATTGAAGCGAGAGTCCTTGCATGGCTTGCAGGTGAAAAATGGAGAATGAAAGTATTTGAGGAAGGTAAGGATATATACTGTTCATCTGCTAGTCAGATGTTTGGCGTTAAGGTTGAAAAACATGGTGTAAATAGCCATCTTAGACAAAAAGGAAAGATTGCAGAACTTGCACTTGGCTATGGTGGATCTGTTGGAGCACTCAAAGCAATGGGGGCACTTGAAATGGGACTAGAAGAAGATGAACTTCAACCACTAGTTGACGCATGGAGGAGTTCAAATCCTAAGGTAACTAGTCTTTGGTGGGATGTTGATAGAGCAGTTAAAACCTGCGTAAAAGAACGAATCAACACAGAAACACATGGTATTAATTTCAGTTATAAAAGTGGATTTTTATTTATTGAACTACCATCAGGAAGAAAGCTTGCCTATGTAAAACCTAGGATGGGTGAGAATAAATTTGGAGGAGAGTCTGTAACCTATGAGGGAGTAGGCACTACAAAGAAATGGGAGCGTTTAGAAAGCTATGGTCCTAAGTTTGTGGAAAATATTATTCAAGGCATTGCGAGAGATATTTTGGTTTATGCCATGAAAACACTAAGAAACTGTGAGATTGTAGCTCATGTTCATGATGAAATCATCATTGAAGCAGATAAAAGGATGAGTCTAGAAGTTGTTTGTGAGCAGATGGGAAGAACACCGCCTTGGGCAAGTGGACTAATCCTTCGAGCAGATGGTTATGAATGCGAATTTTATAAAAAAGATTAGAAATTTTAGGGCGAGGTTAAAAACTCGTCCTTTTTCTTTGCCTGTGATGTGAGGGCAATAGTGCTCTTAAAAACTTACAGGAGGTCAAACAGATGACTATAGAAGAAAAAATAGCCTACTTGGAAACAATGGATAAGGTTAAAGACCAACAGATTAAAGAACTCCAAGTAGCAGTAGAAGGACTTGTTAAATCTTTAGAAGGGGGTGTTAGTCATGAAGGCAATGATTCCAATGAATGATTATGGTATTTTAGCTGATAAGAATAACACTGCCAGAGTGGATAGTAGGTTTATTGCACAGTTTTTTGAAAAAAGACATTCTCATGTAATACGTGATATTCAATCAATCACTGAGCCCAAATCTGGGCTCAGTAAAGAATTCACTAAACTCAATTTTGAGTTGAGTAGTTATAAGGATTCTACAGGAAGAAAACTTCCTTGCTACCTGCTTACTAGAGATGGTTTTACCATTTTGGCAATGGGATATACCGGACCAAAAGCCATGAAGTTTAAAGAGCTTTATATTAAGAAGTTCAACGAAATGGAGGACTTCATAACAACGATTATTTCTGCTAGAGAAATGTTCCCAATTCTAACAGAAAACATTGCCTTAATTCATGATAATCCAAAGGCTTATCACTACAGTAATGAATGTGACATGATTAATCGCCTCGTTCTTGGAATGTCGGCAAAACAAGTAAGGGAACTCTATGGGATTGAAAAAGGGAAAAGCATTCGTCCGTATCTAACATCAGGGCAAATGTATCTGATAGATAGACTGCAAAAAATTGACGCTGGGTTACTCATTTCAACTCCAGACTATCAAGCAAGAAAAAGACAGCTTGAATGGTATCTGACTAAAATTTCACAGGAGGTAGATTATGAGTAAGACATATAAAAAGCATCTTGAGAATCCCAATTTTAGACCGCTTGCATATATCTGCGCTCCATATAGCGGTGATAAGGATAGAAATATAAAAAAAGCCATTCATTATGCAGAACTTGCCTATAGGAATGGAGCAATTCCAGTTACACCGCATCTTTTATTTCCATTTATGAATGATAAGGACACTAACCAAAGAGAAGATGCACTTTTTATGGACATCATACTTCTTGGTAAATGCCAGGAGGTGTGGGTCTTTGGTGGTGAAATCACTGAAGGTATGAAGAAGGAACTTGAGATTGCTGAGAAAAGAAAGCAAGTAATTAAGTATTTTGATAGTACAAGTATGGAGGTGGAGATAAATGCTTAAATGCCGTTTAAGTGTGGCTACTTGCATAGGAAACAGTAGCAATTGTATGTATCCAAATTCTGTAATGGTGTCAGATAGGGATAGCTTTATTCAGGCTATCTCTTTTGACCATGTTGCAGGAACTTTTAAAGGGAATTATCGAAGCAAGGATAACTTCATCTCATCAGACTGCATTCCAATGGACTGTGATAATGACCATTCGGATAGTGAAAAAGACTGGGTAACACCCTTTGATGTAGCAATGGCTTTTCCTGGTGTATGCTTTTATGCCTCATACAGTAGAAACCATATGAAAAACAAAGGTAGTAAGTCGGCTAGACCAAGATTTCATGTCTATTTTCCAATCGAAGAAGTAACAGATGCTGATGAATATGCTGAGTACAAAGAAAAGATACAAGCAGTGTTTTCATACTTTGATGATAATGCTTTAGATGCTGCAAGGTTTCTTTATGGAACATCAACTCCAGAAGTAGAACTATATGAGGGCAGTAGGACTATTTTAGACTTTCTTTTGGATGATAGCTTTGCAAATCTAGGCGAGAGTATTGAGTCTGGAAATCGAAACAATACCATGAGCCATATTGCAGGAAAACTTATCAAGCGTTTTGGTGATGGGAATGAAGCCTATGAGAAATTTATGAAGCAAGCAGATAGGTGTGATCCACCACTTTCTGAAGATGAGCTAAGTACAATTTGGAACAGTGCGAGAAAATTTGGCAATAAGGTATCTAGTCAAGTTGGCTACATTTCACCAGAAAAGTATAATCTTGAACTAAATCTTAAGCCGGAGGACTTATCAGATGTCGGACAAGCAGTGGTGCTTGCTAGGGAATATAAAGATAAACTTCGCTACTCGCCAGCTACTGATTTTCTTGTCTATAACGGTAGCTTTTGGGAAGAGTCTCAGACTAATGCTCAAGGAATAGTACAGGAACTTACAGCAAGACAACTTGAAGAGGCAGAAGTTGAAATTCAAAAAGCAATCACAGAAATGAATAGTAATGGCGCATGGGCCTTAATTGCAGCAATGGGAGCAAAGAAAGCAAGTGCTCAGTTTAATAAAGAGCAGGCTAGGTCTTTTGAAAAGTATGAACAGGCAGAAGTTTATCGTAAGTATGCCATCAAAAGACGTGATACAAAATATATCTCTGCAGCGCTTAAGGAAGTTAGACCGATGGTACAGGTAGAGCAGTCTATGCTTGACGCTGATGAATTTCTGTTAAACACACCATATGAAACCATAAATCTTGTAACAGGAGAGTGTTTGGTTCATAAGGCAGAAGACTATATTACAAAACAGACTACCGTATCTCTAGGTGAAGAAGGTAAGGATATATGGCTTGATGCTCTTAATACATTTTTTGTTGATGACACTGAGCTTATATCCTATGTACAAAAGATAGTGGGACTTGCATCAATAGGAAAGGTTTATGTTGAGGCTCTTATTATTGCATATGGCGAGGGAAGAAATGGTAAGTCTACTTTTTGGAATGTAGTCTCTAAAGTTCTAGGGACTTACAGCGGGAATATGTCTGCAGATATGCTGACTGTTGGTTGCAGACGAAATGTTAAACCTGAGCTAGCTGAGGCAAAGGGTAAAAGACTACTTATTGCTGCAGAACTTGAAGAAGGGATGCGTATGAATACATCAAATGTAAAATAGCTGTGTTCCATAGACGAGATATTTGCTGAGAAGAAGTTTAAGTCACCTTTTAGCTATGTACCAAGTCACACTCTCGTCCTATATACCAATCACCTGCCAAGGGTAGGAGCTGTGGATAAAGGAACGTGGCGTAGACTTATTGTTATCCCATTTGATGCAAAGATTGAAGGGCAAAATGATATCAAGAACTACACGGAGTATTTATTTGAAAATGCAGGTGGGGCCATTCTTTCTTGGATCATTGAAGGAGCAAAACAGGTAATCAAGGATGAGTACCATATCGATGCGCCTAAGAGAGTTCAAGATGCCATTGCAGCCTATAAGGAAAATAATGACTGGATGAAACATTTTCTAGATGAGTGCTGTGAGATTGATTCTACCTTTACAGAAAAGAGTGGGGAGCTTTATACGGCATATCGTGCATACTGCCTTCGTACGGGAGAATTTACCAGAAGTGCCGGTGATTTTTATTCTGTTTTAGAAATCGAAAACTTTCAAAAGAAAAAGACAAAAAAAGGCATTATAGTCTATGGATTGCGTTTAAAATCGGAGTTTGAGGACTAAGGGTGCAGGGATATGCAGGGCATTTACTTATATTAATATATATACTTATTTTTTTTAGTCCTATAGATAATAATAGTAAATAGCCTTCACCTACCTGCACCTCTTATGAATGGAGGTTAAAATATGCTAGAAAAAGAGATTGAAAAGTCTTTAGTTAAAAGGGTTAAAGGACTTGGTGGTATTTGCCTTAAGCTAGTAAGTCCAAGTATGGATGGACTTCCGGATAGAATGGTATTTTTATCAGATGGGAAGTTTGCTTTTGTAGAACTAAAGGCAAAAGGAAAAAAGCCAAGGCCTCTTCAGATGAAAAGAATTGATGATTTTAGGAAGTTAGGTTTTAAGTGCTTTGTCATTGATGATAAAGAGCAAATCGGAGGTGTTATTGATGAAATATGCTCCACATAATTATCAATCTTATGCGACTTCGTTTATCTTGAATCATCCGATATCTGCAGTCTTGCTTGAAATGGGACTTGGGAAAAGTGTTATTTCACTTACGGCAATCAATGATTTGATGCTAGACTATTTTGATATATCTAGGACACTGGTTATTGCACCGCTTAGGGTTGCCAGTGCTACTTGGCCGGATGAAATAAAAAAGTGGGATCATTTAAAGCACTTAAGCTATTCTGTTGTTATCGGAAGTGAAAAAGAAAGGCTTGATGCATTAAGAAAACCAGCACATATTTATTTGATAAATAGAGAAAATGTAGACTGGCTTATAACTAAAAGTGGAGTTTCTTGGAAGTTTGATATGGTGGTTATTGATGAGCTTTCATCTTTTAAGTCCTATCAAGCGAAAAGGTTTAAGTCACTTCTTAAAGTAAGACCTAAAATAAAAAGAATTGTTGGGCTTACGGGAACACCAAGTTCTAACGGATTAATGGATTTATGGGCAGAATTTAGACTGCTTGATATGGGAGAAAGGCTTGGAAGATATATCACTTACTATAGGCAGAACTTCTTTGTTCCAGATAAAAGAAATCAGCAGATGATATTTTCATATAAACCAAAGGAAGGTTCAGAGAAGATGATATATAGCCTAATATCAGATATCACAATTTCTATGAAGTCAAAAGATTTTCTAAAGATGCCAGAGTGTGTCATGAATGAGGTTGTGGTTTCGCTGTCAGATAAAGAACAAAAGTTATATGATTCTTTGAAACAAGATATGGTGCTATCCCTTGAAGAAAACGAGATTGATGCTATCAATGCAGCAGCACTTTCAAACAAACTTCTTCAGATGTCAAATGGTGCTGTCTATAACGATGATAAGGAGAGTCTCCATATACACGATAGAAAGCTTGATGCTTTAGAGGATTTAATCGAAGGTGCAAATGGCAAACCAGTTCTTGTGGCTTATTGGTTTAAACATGATTTGGAAAAAATAAAAGATAGATTTGATGTCAGAGAGATTAAAACAGCTAAGGATATATCGGATTGGAATAAAGGTAAAATTCCTGTGGCTTTAATTCATCCTGCAAGTGCAGGTCATGGACTCAATCTTCAAGCTGGGGGATCGACTCTAATATGGTTTGGACTGACCTGGTCACTGGAGTTATATCAGCAGACCAATGCCAGACTTTACCGTCAAGGGCAAGATAGTACGGTTGTCATTCATCACATCCTAACTAAAGGAACGATTGATGAAGATGTCATGAAAGCATTAAAAGCCAAAGAGAGAATTCAAGATGCACTGATAGAATCAGTGAAAGCAAGATTAAAGTAACGAGGAAAAGAGGTTCTATAGAGAACTTACCTCAGATGGAGGTAAGCATGGATAAAAAAGAATATTTAAAGCAACACAGATTACTGAATCGAATTATTGAACTTGATTTAGAGGAACTAAAAAGAATTAGAGAGTTATCAGTCAGTGTTTCAAGTATTGCTTTTGATAGAGATTATGTACAAACTACCAAAAATACAAGAGCACCATTTGAAAAATGGCTTGATAAAATAAACATTCTTGAGATAAAGATAGCTAATGAAGTGAATCTTTTTATGGACTTAAAACTTCAGATACTTGAAACAATAGAACAATTAGAAAGTATTGATGAAAAGCTGGTACTTAATTACAGATATGTTAAGGGTCTTGAATGGGATGAGATATGTTCTTTGTTATTTGCAAGTGAAAGGACGATATATAGGTGGCATGGAAATGCTCTAGCAAAGCTGAAACTGCCTGAAAATCCAATTAATATTAAAAGTTGTCAGCTAATGGCAGTTGATGGCAGTGATTGTCAGTAGATGTCATAGCATCAAATATGGTATGATATGCTTGTCAAAAGTATAAATAAAATAGGGCCTTGAGGGAGAAATCCTTCAGGGCTTTTCTTATGTATGGAGGAGGTGGAAGGCTTGCCAAGAAAACCAAAGCGTCCATGTTCATATCCGGGGTGCCCTAACCTAACTGAGGGTAGGTTTTGTGAAAAGCACCAGAAACAAGAGAACAAACGCTACGAGAAGTATGACAGGAATCCTGCTGTACGCCGAAGGTATGGACGAGTGTGGAAAAGAGTAAGAGATGCTTATGTTAAGGAGCATCCATTTTGTGAGGAGTGTTTTAAGAAGAAAATTTTAGTACCCGTAGAAGAAGTGCATCACATCAAACCTTTATCAGAAGGTGGAAATCATAATAAAAGTAATTTGATTTCTTTATGCAAATCGTGTCATGCGAGAATACATGCAAGTCGTGGTGATAGATGGAATAAAAATAAGGGGTAGGGGGAGTAAAATCTCTACAAACCTATCCCTTGGGGAACGGGCGTGGGGTCTCACGCACAAAAAGAGAGGTTCAAACAGGGTATTAAAGAAAGTAAAAATTTAAGGAGTGATAATTTGGCTAAAGACGGAACATATAGAGGAGGAAGAAGGGTCAGAGCTGGAGATAAACCAAAGCCAGTAGCTGAAAAAATACAAGCTGGGGAAATGGTAAAAATACTAGCGAATGATATACCAGATGAATACTATACAGAACTGGAATCTGTAGATTTACCGGAAGGGGTAGAACTTGAAGGCATGGATATGCCCAAACCAAGTGAGTATCTATCTGCTAAGCAAAAGAGTGGGATCCCGCTTGGTGCAGACCGCATATATAAAGAAACATGGCAGTGGCTAAAGGAAAGAAAATGTGAAAAGCTGGTAAACAAAAGGCTTATTGAATCTTATTCACAAGCATTTGCAAGGTATATTCAGTGTGAAGAAGCAATCAGTAGGTACGGAATGCTTGGAAAACATCCAACCACCGGAGGTGTGATTGCCTCTCCATTTATACAGATGTCTAGTCAGTTTCAAAAGACAGCGAACCTAATTTGGTATGAGATTTATGATATTGTAAAGCAAAATTGTACAGAAATTTTTGAAGAAGAAAGTAATGATCCTATGGAAAGACTACTGAGAGGAGGAAGGTAGAAAATGATAGAAAAAGTAAATCCAATGCATCCTGATAAAATAGCAGATAGAATTGCTGGTGCAATAGTAGATTTAGCATATAAGATAAATGACAACCCTAAGATTGCAGTTGAAGTGTTAATTGGACACGGAGTGTGCCATGTTATCATAGAAACAACAGAAAAACTCTATCAGGAGCCAATTGAAAAAACCATTCATCGTATCGCAGGCGATGTGAAGGCGGATATTGTGATTGTTCCTCAAGATGTATATTTGACAAACAATCAAAAGAACAAGGTGCGCTGTGGTGATAATGGTATCTTTAAGGGAGTGCCTTTAACAGATGAACAGAAGGAACTATCAAAAATATCAAGAAAAATTTATAATAAATATCCGTATGATGGTAAGTATATCTTAGATGAAACAAGGCTGATTATTTGTCAGAGCAATGCTAAAACATCAGAGCTTAGAGAAACCTATCCCTATGCAGAAGTAAATCCACTAGGAGATTGGACTGGGGGAACTGATGTAGATACAGGAGCCACCAATAGAAAACTTGGGTCAGATATGGCAGACTCCGTAACTGGTGGAGGACTTCATGGGAAAGACTTGTCAAAAGCAGATGTATCTGTAAACATCTATGCTTTCCTAAAAGCACAGGAGATGGGCGAAGAAGTTAAACTTTGTTGTGCAATTGGTGATAGAGAAGTAGACGGTAAGTCTTATGAAGATATTGTAAGACTGGCTAAAGAATATATAGACTCCATAGGTGGATTTGAAAAATTTGCCGAGTGGGGTCTTTTTTAATGGGAGGAGTTTATGGGAAAAGAAATGCAGTATTATCTAGCAGATATTAATGATCTCATTCCATATATTAGAAACGCTCGTACCCATTCAGAGAGTCAAATAGCTCAGATTGCTGCAAGCATAAAGGAGTTTGGTTTTTTATCTCCGATACTCATAGCGGAAGATAATACAATTTTAGCAGGGCATGGCAGACTTGCTGCAGCTAGGAAACTTGGGCTAAAGCAAGTACCATGTGTTAAGGAAAGCCACCTAACTGAAACTCAAAGACGGGCATATATTATTGCAGATAATAAACTATCACTTAACGCTGGCTGGGATGAAGATATACTTGCGATTGAACTTTCTGAATTACAAGGAGCAGATTTCGATTTAGACCTTTTAGGTTTTGATGAAAGTGAACTTGCCAGTATTTTTGAAGATGATAAAGAAGTAGAAGATGACGATTTTGATGTTGAAGAAGAACTAAATAAACCATGCTTTTCTAAGGCAGGTGATATTTGGACACTTGGAAGACATAGACTTATCTGTGGTGACTCGACAAAAGAAGAAACATATAGGATTTTGATGGAAGATAAGAAAGCAAATCTTGTAGTAACCGATCCACCCTACAACGTAAACTATGAGGGCAGTGCAGGCAAGATTAAAAACGATAATATGAATACAGATAAGTTCTATAACTTCTTGCTTGATGCCTTTTCTAATATGGAAAAGGTGATGGCAGATGATGCCTCTATTTATGTTTTTCATGCAGACACGGAAGGCTTGAATTTCAGAAAAGCATTTAATGATGCAGGATTTTATCTATCAGGCTGTTGTATATGGAAGAAGCCGTCACTTGTTCTTGGCAGAAGTCCATATCAATGGCAGCATGAGCCATGTCTATATGGTTGGAAGAAGAAAGGAAAACATCAGTGGTATTCAGGAAGAAAAGAAACCACCATATGGGAATTTGAAAAGTCTAAGAAAAATGCAGACCATCCTACCATGAAACCTATTGCACTACTCGCATATCCTATCACTAACTCAAGTATGAGTAACACCCTTATACTTGATCCATTTGGTGGTAGTGGAAGCACCTTAATTGCTTGTGAACAAACAGACCGTTCTTGTTATACAATTGAACTTGATGAAAAGTTCTGTGATGTAATTGTCAAAAGATATATTGAGCAGGTTGGAACTGATAAAGATGTATCAGTGTTAAGAGCTGGAAAAGAATATCTATATAGCGAGGTGACTGCTGATGAGTAAGGAATTAACTCTTGGCAGTCTTTTTGATGGAAGTGGAGGTTTTTTGCTTGGAGCAAAGCTATTGGGAATTAAACCAATATGGGCATCAGAAATTGAGCCATTTCCCATCAGGGTTACAACAAAAAGAATGCCGGAAGTAAAGCACCTAGGGGATGTATCAGATATTAAAGGCTATGAAATAGAGCCGGTGGATATTATAACTTTTGGAAGTCCCTGTCAGGATATGTCAATAGCAGGGAAAAGAGCGGGACTTAACGGTTCTCGCTCTAATTTGTTTTATGAGGCAATAAGAATTATTAAAGAAATGAGGGAGAAGACGAATGGAACAAAACCAAGATACACGCTATGGGAAAATGTCCCAGGGGCATTCTCCTCAAACAAGGGAGAAGACTTTAAAAAAGTACTTAAAGAAATCTGTGAAATCAAAGGATATCAAATTGATGTGCCTAGACCTAACAAGTGGCAAAATGCAGGACTTATCCTGGCAGATGATTTCAGCCTCGCATGGAGGGTATTTGATGCTCAGCACTGGGGAGTCCCCCAGAGAAGAAGACGAATCTATCTTGTCTGCGATTTTAATGGAGAAAGTGCCGGAAAAATATTATTTGAGTCCGAGGGCATGTCTTGGCATCTTGAAAAGAGCAAATGCCCGTGGAAAAGAACTACCGGAAATTCTAAGACTTGCACTAGAAACGGGGTCGAAAACCTGTGCTTAAATGACCAGGGTGGTCAGAGGATGGATGTTCATGAAAATAAAAGTGGAACAATTACTGCAAGCGTAGCTAATCATCCACCATTAGTATTCGAAAATCATGGACAGGATTCTAGATTCAAAGGTCCGATTGATATTAGTAACACACTAGGGGCAAGTCTTGGAACTGGTGGAAATAATCAACCTTTTGTAGTTGAAGATAAAGTGGATATATTTGATGTCAGAATCACGTCAGAAAACACAAAGAATCATAGAGCAAATATCTATGAAACGGATGTTGCGAGGACTATAAATACGGGTTTAAATTCACCGGATGCTAATCAAGGTGGTCTTGCTATTGTTTATTCAACAAGTAAAAATTCGCATCATACTGAGGCAGTAGAAAATTTAGCGAATACTTTAGTAGCAAGCGACTATAAAGATCCTCCAGTTGTTAATGATGTGGAAGGGAAAAAATATATTGTACGAAGACTTACACCAAAGGAATGTGGAAGACTTCAAGGTTTTCCAGACGGTTGGTGCGGTGGACTTGAAACAGAAAATCCTAGCAGTGAAGAATTAAAGTTTTGGGCTGAAGTCTTTGAAACATATAGAAGAATTGTAACAAAAGCTACTAAGCCAAAAAGTGAAAAACAGATAAGAAAGTGGCTTAAAAACCCTCATACAGATTCAGCCGAATATAAGATGTGGGGTAATGGTGTAGCACTTCCTAATGTCTGTTTTGTACTTGCAGGAATTAAGCACTTTTATTTTGAATAAAGTACAAATATGACTTGCTATTTACAGCCTTTAGAGTGATATATGTACATACCAAATTAGAGGAGGTAAAAAGCATGGAATTAAAGTATGAAATGAAAGGTGCTGAAAGAAAAAAGTTAGTTCAGGCAATTGAAGATTTAACCGGCTACAAAGCCAAATACCTAGGAATGCCAAGTGCAGCTTATGAGATTGGCGCATTTACTGTGAGTAAAGAAGGAACGGTTACATCAAAGGCAGATGAAAACCTAGAAGACCTTGAAAAGATTCTAGCGGGAGATTATGGGATAGACCTTCCACAAAGGGAGACTGTGGCCACACAGGGGCTTACAGTGGCAATTCCAAGAGATAAGGTAAATTTATCCAAGCTAGAAAAAATCTTTGAAAACAAGGGCGATTTAATCAAAAAGGCACTAGGAGTTACAAGTCTTGAAATAGAGGAAGACGAAGAAAAAGTAAGTTTTCCTTGGTTTGAAAATATCAATAACGAACATCTAATGACATATACAAAATTCATTGCAGCACTTTGTAAGATGAGTATGGGTGTCAAACGCGTCAACGAATCTTCCAAAGAAGTTATAAATGAAAAGTATGCCTTTAGATGTTTTCTTTTAAGACTTGGTTTTATAGGCGATGAATTTAAGAAGGATAGAAAGATACTTCTTGAAAAGCTTTCTGGATCATCAGCTTTTAGAAATGGAGGTCATGAAGATGAGATTTCCAAGTAGAGATGTTGTAGAGGGGATAAGGAAAAGATATCCAATAGGAACTAGAGTTGAACTTGTCCTTATGGATGATATTCAGGCACCACCAGTAGGTACAAAAGGAACGGTAAGAGGTGTTGATGATATTGGTTCTATTATGGTTTCTTGGGATAACGGAAGTAGCCTAAGTGTAGCTTATGGTGAAGATTCTTGCAGGAGGATTTCAGATGAACGATAAAATAAAAGAACAAATTCTTGTAATCAGAAATACAGGAATCACAAATATGTTTGATGTAATAGCTGTTCAAAGAATCGCCTTTGAAATGGGCTTTTATGAACTTGTAGATTTTCTTGAAACCGATAGAAAGGCTTATGTTGATTTCATTATTTATGGGAAATAAACTACATTTATCTCTAAATTTGACTTGCTATTATGTGCTTTTAGAGTGATATATATAGTACTACCAAAAGCAAAGGAGATAAAGAAAATGAACAAGATGACAGAGCTAGCTAAAGAGTACAGAATACCAACGCAGGCAACACCAGAAGATTTAGAAACTAGATGGGGTAAGGTTATAACCTTTGGAGATAGGGTGATTCTTGTAGGACACTATTATCACCCAGATGGAAATTGCTATTTTGCAGCAGTTTATGAATTCCTAGATGATGACCATACATGCGAAGGTTTTATTGGACTTAGGGAAGTCAGTGACAAAAGATTTGAAGATGATGGGCATGCCATAGAGTGGGTATTGAATCAAAAATAAAAAATGAGTTTCAGAGCTTAGGCTCTGTTTCTCGTAGTAGCAGCCTAGGGGCTGTATTTTTTTATGACCTAACAGAAATCTTTGATTTCGTTGCAGGTCAGATATTGCATCGTTTCAAATCTGTGATTTGTCAAAATGCGATTATTCTTAGAAGGAGGGATAGCATTGGCAAAGTATAAGACAACTAAATTCAAAGAGAAGGACTCCGTTTATAATAAAGAACATGCAGATTATGCGGTAAACTTTATCGAATGTCTATCCCATACAAAAGGTACCTGGTCAGGTAAGCCATTTAAATTACTCCCTTGGCAAGAACAGATTATAAGAGATTTATTTGGAGTGATTAAGCCAAACGGATATAGGCAGTTTAATACAGCATATATTGAAATCCCAAAGAAGATGGGAAAATCAGAGCTTGCAGCTGCTGTCGCCTTACTTCTTTGTTGTGGGGATAATGAGGAAAGAGCAGAGGTTTATGGATGTGCTGCTGATAGACAGCAGGCAACAATTGTATTTGATGTAGCCGCTGATATGGTAAGGATGTGTCCAGCCTTAAATAAAAGAGTGAAGATACTAGCCTCGCAAAAAAGAATCGTATTTCAGCCGACAAATAGCTTTTATCAAGTGCTATCAGCTGAAGCCTACTCCAAGCATGGTTTTAATATACATGGGGTAGTATTTGACGAACTTCATACACAACCAAATAGAAAACTTTTTGATGTCATGACAAAGGGGTCAGGAGATGCGAGAACTCAGCCTTTATACTTTTTAATCACTACAGCAGGAACAGATACGCATTCAATCTGCTATGAAACGCATCAAAAGGCTAAGGATATTTTAGAAGGAAGGAAAATAGATCCTACCTTTTATCCTGTGATTTATGGAGCAGATGAAAAAGATGACTGGACAGATCCTGAGGTTTGGAAGAAAGCAAATCCATCTTTAGGGGTGACGGTTGGAATTGATAAAGTAAAGGCTGCCTGTGAATCTGCAAAGCAAAATCCTGGTGAGGAGAATTCCTTTAGACAGTTAAGACTTAACCAGTGGGTAAAACAAGCAATTAGGTGGATGCCAATGGAAAAATGGGATTCATGTTCCTTTGCAGTAAATGAAGATGAACTTGAAGGAAGAGTATGTTATGGAGGCTTAGACCTTTCCTCTACAACAGACATTACAGCCTTTGTTTTAGTCTTTCCACCGATAGATGAAGAAGATAAATTTGTGATACTTCCATATTTTTGGTTACCGGAAGAAACTCTGGAGTTAAGGGTTAAGCGAGACCATGTTCCATATGATATATGGGAAAGGCAAGGGTATATTCAGACAACAGAAGGAAATGTAGTTCACTATGGATATATAGAAAGCTTTATGGAAAAACTTGGAGAAAGATTTAACATTAGAGAAATTGCATTTGATAGGTGGGGTGCTGTTCAGATGGTGCAGAACTTAGAAAATATGGGATTTACTGTTGTTCCATTCGGACAAGGGTTTAAGGATATGTCACCACCTACTAAAGAACTTATGAAATTAACACTAGAACAAAAAATTGCTCATGGTGGGCATCCTGTTCTTAGATGGAATATGGATAATATATTTATTAGGACAGACCCTGCAGGAAACATCAAAGCAGATAAGGAAAAATCCACAGAAAAAATTGATGGTGCGATTGCGACAATCATGGCACTTGATAGAGCAATTAGGTGTGGGAATCAAAATACAGAAAGTGTTTATGATAGTAGAGGTATTTTATTTGTGTAAAGATAAGACTTGCTTTTGTGCGTTGTTTTTTCTTTTATAACGCACAGAAGAAAGTGCCAAGTATAAATAATCGCCTAAAAATATACTATAATTAGGCGAAAGAAAGAGGGAGTGTATTTATGTAGGTATCTGTTTTTGAAATATAGATAGGGAAGAGTCATCCTTATTTCAGAAAAACTTGATTTTCTGAAATAAGATTAAGTTTAGGTAATTAATACCTCAAACTTGATAAAAATAAAAGTTTAGGGTATAATGTAATCAAAAAGGAGGGATATGGTATGTTGCACTATGAGAAAAAGCTAAAAACTAGAAATATATACCTAAATCAATTGATTGCATTTAAAGACAAAGAACCCGTAAAGGTTATAACAGGAATTAGAAGATGTGGAAAATCAAGTTTATTAAAACTAATGCAGGAATATCTTTTAAATTCTGGAGTTAAACAAGATCAGATTATTGCAATGAATTTTGAATCCCTTGAGTTTCAAGAGATGAATTACAAAGAATTATATGGATATGTAAAGAAAAAAATTCCAACTACAAAAAGGGCTTATTTATTTTTTGATGAACTT